ATTCTGCCTTTCAATCTAAAGCAATCTTATTGAATAACCGTTATAAGATTGTTAAGAGACGTGTTTTAGCTGCTAAACGGAATCTTCCAAGTTACTGTGTTAATATTTTTAAATCTTTTGAGGATCTGATGAGAAATATAGAGTATGCTAGAACGAATACTAGAGTTGAACCTGTCTGTATTGTAATGAGTGGCCCCCCTGGTTGTGGAAAATCGACGTTGATGACTATGATGGATGCTAGTTATAGGGAACATTCAAGTGTTTATAATGATATCCCCACGGATATCAATAAAAAACATTTCTATGATTCATATAACGGTGAGCAAATTTATATGGTAGATGATATGGGACAACGTGCTGTTAGTCAATGGAGTGAAATTATTAATCAAGTGTCGAGTGTAAAATATAAATTGGAGTGTGCACGAGCAGAATTAAAAGACACGAAGAGCTTTATTTCAACTTTAATGATTATTTCATGTAACCATATACCTACGCAGCAGCAAATTGGAGTTGGAGACGGAATTGCGGAGATAGAAGCATTGTATAGAAGAATTCACCGAGTTGATTGTAGTAAGATGCGTTTTAATGGAGTTTTTTCAGGCTCCATTGGAATACAGCGTTACGATTCTAACTTAGGTGCGAAAAATTGGAAAACATTGCAAACTATGGAAATACCTGATATTGAAGCGGAGAAAGCTATTTTAACCTTTTTGAATGACTATATAACTATAGAAATGAATTCAAGATTGCGTTTTTTTGAGCTAAATACACGAAACCCTGTCCCTTTACCCCCCTTACCCCGACCCCAAGCTTTATCTGAAGTTATTCGTGCGTATGTAGTAGAAGTTATGGAGGATTATTTACCAATTAATAAGTTGACAGACTATATTTTTGAAAAATATGGCGAGTTAAATGAATTTTTTGATAAACAATTTCCTAATTATACGGATACGTGTGAAGAACATGGGATCACAGCCGTAACAGGTGTTGTCCTAGGTGGAGCTGTTTTGACAGCTATTGGTCTAGGATGTTATGCTATTTACGATGTGTATCGCGGAAAAGATGAAGTAGAAGAGAAAGTAGAACAACCTAAACATTATGCTGCCCCAAGACATAAAATGACTGTACATAAATTGATGAACCAAGGAGTGAAAAATCTTTTTAATCTGCCTTTTCCAATTGTACCGACCCCCCCGCAATTGGCTAGATTAATGAAGAACATGGTTGTTGTTGAAATATCTTATCTTAGGGAGGCTAAAACCTACGTTACGAAATGTAGTGCTTTGGCTTCAGGAGATAAGTTTATTGTGCCTTACCATGCTGTATGTGATAATGATACTGGAGAATATATAATTACTGTGTATACTAATAACTCTATTTTTTACGACAAAATGGAAGTTAGATTAATAGAGAAATCTATTGAATCTGATCTTGCCATTATGCAATTGCCGCGAACCGCCCCTAGGTATTTTAAGAAAATAGAGATTACTACACAGTCTTCCAACAAACGATTATTTTTTATCACACCGAGTGGAGTTATTGATATGCAAAACCGTGTGAGTCAATCGTCTTTTTCCACTAGTTACTATAATGGAAGTTATTGTAATAAAGTGGCAGAACATGATTTGACTTATGATTTTGAAGCGGATGGAATGTGTGGAAGTTGGATAGTGAATGGAGAAGGAATGTTGCTAGCTATGCATGTATTAGCAGCAGACGTAGAAGAAGATGGAATGCGCAAAACAATAGGCATCGCTAAATGTATATCTGCTTCGGATATACGAACGCTAGTTAAATGCGTTAAGATGCCTATAGGTAATGTTTTACCTGTTTTGGAAACCTTTAAACCTGATTTTTCTGGAGTTACTTTGGATCGAAAATCTCAGCATTTCTCAGGTGGAAAGAATACTATTGTGCCTTCATTGGTTCATGGTATATTTCCTGTATTGAGAAAACCCGCAGAGATTGATGATTCTAGGGTAATGAAGAAATTGTCAGAAGAAGCTTTTGAGTTGAATCCTCATTGTGATATTGAAGCTTTATCCTTTGCTGGAAAGGCATTGGATGAAGTTGTGGGAATTGAAGGATATCAATTTAAAGCTTTAACGGAATTTGAAATAGTAAAAGGAAATGATATTCTTAATCGAATTGATCCTTCTACTTCACCCGGTGTAGGTCACCCGGGAGAAAAAAGTGACTATTTGGACTATGAGAACGGCTGTATCCGTGATAATATGAAACAATCTATGAAGAAATTTATGGATGAAATTATTACGGATACTTTTGATTTTGACACCTATTACGCCTCCACTTTAAAAATGGAATTGCGTGATACAGTGGATGATGTGCCAAAAGCCCCGCGTGTTTTTCAGGCGGGTCCTTTATTATTGACACTCTTTTACCGGATATTGTTTGGAGATTTGATGAGCTATGTTTATACAACAAAATTTACCAATGGGATTATGATAGGAATTAATCCATTGGGTAAAGACTGGCATACTTTTGCTAGCAATATATGTAGGAAAAGTAAGAATAATATTTGTGCTGGAGATTTTAAATGGTGGGATAAGAAAATGCATGCTTCTTTTCAACGGAAATGTAATGTTTTCTTGAAACGAACTGTAGATTTGAACCTACTTAGATCTCAAATAAATATAATTTTGAATTCTACGTATACTGTTAGTGAAGTTGAATTAGTGGTTGATATGTTACTAGAATTGATAGTATCAACTCCTACGATACTATTAAATATGGTGATAATAACAACTCATAATTTACCTTCTGGAATGGCTTTGACGGCTTTTTATAACTCATTAGTACATAAGATGATTTCATTGTATGTTTACGCAATCAGATGCAATCAATTGAAAATTAAGAGAGATATCTCAGAATTTTTATTGAATGTTGATGATTACGTATACGGTGATGATAAACTTATGGTGGTTACTGATGCTTATAAGAAGATTATGGATCCTTTGAATTATGCAAATATAGTTCAAACGCTTGCTTTAGATTTTACAACGGCTGATAAGAAACCATGGGATGATGCTACTAGTTATTTGAATATCTCGAAAGTCTCTTTTTTAAAAAGAGGTTTTCTTGGACATCCATCGTTAGGACGATGGGTTGCTCCATTAGATGAAAAATCGATGACTAGTACATTAAACTATGTAACAGATGAATTGC